TATCATCGGTGTGTTGTCCGTTGTGATCGGTGGAACGCAGGTGATGTGAAATGAGCGAGAGGAAAGTCGGAAAAATTGTGTACCAGCCACCAGAGCGTTGCCTTAACCGCATCGAGATTGAAGAGACTCCGCATGGCTACAAATTGTATCAGCAGGGCGAATCAAGGCCGTTTAAGGTGATACCTTTTAGTGTCGTGAGGGAAGTGTCCTATCAAGAGGGGAATAGCAGATGAACCTGGAAGCAGTTATGTTGTGGCTCGCAGCTCTTGGAGCTGCTGGTGGTCTTATTTTTTGGGGCTTGAAGCGTTGGAAGGAAATGAAGGTCGGGGGCATCACCCTTGATGAAATCACCGAAGCGATTGAGGATGCCGCAGAGAAGGCAGAAGAAGTCGTCGAGGCGGTTGAAGAAGCCGTCGAAGCAAGCAAGGAATGATCCACATGACCTATTATTGCACGAATGCTGACGTGTCGTTGAGGCTCGGCCTTGACTCTGCACAACGGCTTCGAGCAAGCACCAGGCTTACCTCGGCCATCCGTCGAGCCACCGTTCACATTGATTCAATCTATCGGGACTACGGCAGGGACACCCCAAGCCGTGAAATCACCACCAGCACCCTTAACGGTGCGGTATCAGCAGGGGCAGCTACAATCACCCTCACCGACGCATCCACGTTCTCATCCTCTGGGAACGGCAACATTGACGGCGACTCCTTCGCTTGGACGGGCAAATCAAGCAACGACTTGACAGGATGCACCGGCATTTCAGCAGATCACGATTCGGGCGCAACCGTCGAGGAAGGAGAACTCGCTGAAGCGTTGAGGCAGATTTGCGCTGACTACGCCGCAGGTATTTACCTTCAAGACGATGCGGCCTTAGCGAGTCAAGAACCGCTACGATCCCCAATGCTGATGGAACGAGCGAATGAACTCCTGTTCCGTTATGCTAAATTGGGGAGCGTGGACTGATGGCTTACAAGGCATCGAGAAGCTACGGCTCGCGTGGTGAGCGCAGAGGCGGCATCAACTTCCGTGTCCATGTGGACGACTCGGAGCTTCAACAAGCTCTCAAGGACATTCAAAGCGAAGGTCAAGACGAGGTTCGTAAGCTGATAAATCAAATGATGCTCAAAGCAAAGAGGGAGTCCGAAGAGTTCCTTCTCGACCAGCGCATTTCCGACCGAGGAACAAAAGGGCCAAAGGCAGGTCAAGCGAGAGGTCGAACACCAAACGGAGATCAGAACCCGTATGTCCGTATTGCCGACAGTCTCAAAATCAGCGACGACGCTTTGTTTGTGCGCCTGTTCTCTGCGCCGTACCCATCGGGTTATCTGTCGCAAGGAGGACGCTCTCGAAGCGGTTTCAAGGTGGCTCTCGCTCACGCTGCTGGTGTCTCCCGGTTCAATTATTCAAAGAACACACCGCTTCTTGTCAAGTCCTCTGTTTATTGGTTCTTGAAAACCCGCAAGCGTCTGGGCTACACCAGAAGGCCGACATCGGGCAAGCTCTCCCCGCAGTTCTCTCCACCTCCCGAAGATTGGCGAGACAAGCAACACCCTGGGTTTCAACAGGTTGATTTCATCGGTGTTGCTCAAGACTACATGGAGGAACACTTCGAGGAAGAGGTTGAGCGTTTCCTCGCAGACTATCTAAAACGAAAGGGGTTTAATTGATGGCGGTTTCAAAGACAACGGATTATTGGACTTCTCGCCTCGACGGGAATGACCCTGCTTCGCCTATCGGCATGAACAATGAGCAGTTCACAGGATCAGCCGGAGCTGCTGACGGCTTGAATTGGCGCATCAACACCGCCAATGGAACAGGCTACTACACCCTCACCCCAACAACCAATGAACACACCCTTTGGATTGCATTCTCGTACCCAGACTCAAACGACATACCCTCAAACAATAGCGTTATTGCAGCCATAAACAATGGCTCGCACTACATTCAGCTTCAGTCGGACGGGACGAAAACAGGACTCAAGATCGTGGGTTCAACGGCCACCACATTCACAGGTCTTGACCTGTGCATGGAGGAAGAGGATGCTATACCCACCGTGGTTCGTATCACCATGAACTCGGACGGCGTAGCCAATCTATACCTGTTCGACATCATGGAGGACGACGACGGCACGACCTTGAGCAAGACTGTTCAAGGTGGGACAACAGGAACAAATCAAATCCTGTGGGGCAACACCACCGGCGACGTGATTTGGTATGCCGTGTACGCAACCACGATGGGCGCATTCAGCCCAGATGAAATGGTGACGAGCAACTACTCGAATGTCACGCTGATTCAAACGGCCTTCGGTATCATTGACGTTCTCAAGAACGCTCGCAGCTACAACCTAAAGAATGTGATTCAGCCCAACGCTATTCGGTACGGCTACGACATTTCATCGAACATGGCCGTCCGTCAAACTCCCGCAATCCATGTCCTGATCCGCCGTGTGGATAGCCCAGATGTGTATGCGCTCGCTGGAACATCAGCCGAATACTTCTTTCAAGTCGAGGTCTATGTCGTCACGATGGGAACGGACTACAAGAACGCCTATCGTCAAGGCATGGACATCATCGGTGAATGCCTCGACGAGCTTTACTCCAAAACAGGACTCAAAGGAAGCACCGATTCGCTGATTGGACATGATGCTCGCCTCGATGCTCGCCTTGACCCAGACGACCAGGTTTGTGTTCATGTCCTCAACCTGCGCTACATGAGGCGAGTCGATCTGTCAAAACGGGCTTCAACCTCCTAATTGATATATCGCAACACCCATCCGATAACTACCGAGAGGTTTCACCATGACCGCACTTACGAATCGTTATGTCACCCTCCAAAAAGAAGGGCCAACGAACTACGGCACAGAACCCGTCGCCGCTACTGCAAGCCTGTTCTTGGGTGAGGTTGATGATGAGTCCTTCTCCCAGAACTTTGATTTGCTCACCCGTCAAGACATCAGCCGCTACGGTGCGTCGAAAACCGTTGCTGGTTTGAAATACTCCGAGGGCGACGTGAACTGCCCCTTGCAGCTTGACGACTTCAATTCCTTCTGCATATTCTCCGCTTTTGGCGTTGATACCTACGGTGCTGGCCCACCAAAGGAACACATTCTTACCGAAACCACCGACGATGCGAACTTCCCATCCTTTACGATTCGAGTCGGTCGAGAGGACTCCGAACACACTTACCCAGGCATGGTCTTGAACCAGCTTTCCCTTTCAGCCAACATCAATGAATACGTTATGATGACGTATTCTTTTGTTGGGTGCGGTGAATCAACCGTTTCAGCACTTAGCACCCCTGGCGGTGGTTCTGGAACTGACCCACCAGCATTCAGCACCGTGGACGCTTTGCACTTCTCCAGAGCCTATGTTCGCTTCGAGGCCGCAGCTTCTTCGAGCAACTTCTCAACGCTGGTGAAATCCATTTCACTTGAAATCAACCTCAACCGTGACACCGACAACGCAAGCTCTCTGGGCGGCGGAACCTATCAAGTCGCACCACCTCCCCAACTCCGTGAAATCACGGGAACAATTGAGTTCAACACCGGCAACGACATTAACACAGGATCAGCACCGGACAACGAGCCAACCTACGACGAGCTTCGAGGCTTCCTCCTTCACAACGGAACCGATTCGGCCCCTGCTCTCATGCTTCGATGCGAGGACGCGACGGGGAACGCCTTTGAAATCCGAATGCCGAAGGTCGCTTACGAAGCCCCAGAATTGAACGTGTCCGGTCGAGACACCGCCACCCTTAGCGTGAACTTCGTCGCCCTTTACGACGAAAGCGAATCCTACATGGCTAAAGCAGCAATTTACATGGACGGCATCAACGGTGACGCAGACATGACGAATGCAGCTTGAGGTGAATAACAATGCCTATCGCAACCCCAGCCAACTGTACGACCCTCCAAGTGGAGGACGACATTCTGGGTATTGCTGCAGCCGTTCAAGCGGCACTACGAACTCTCAGCGCAGGGGATGAAATCTTTGACATTTCCTACATTCGCAGCCAGCATTCACAAGGCGTTGTGGCGATTATTTCATACGAAGCCGCACCTTGAAGTTAAGTTAAGTTAAGAAAAGTGAAGTGAAGAAAAATGCCCGTCTTGAAAAAGGAAATTGAATTGAATGATGGCCGTAAGGTTTGGGTTCGCCAAGCCTCCGGTATGGACAAGCTGAAAATTGAGGCCAAGCAAGGTCGAGTCATGCGGAAGTGTCGGCACTTCGGCCCAGACATCAGCAAATGGTCGGAAGAACAAATGGACGAGTTCATGGACTTGTGCGACAAGGAAGGATGCGGATTTGAAGCGCAAGTCGAAGCATGGCTTCCCACCTGCCTTCTCGATGAAGACCTTGATCCAAGCACCCTCACCTCCGATGAAATGGTTCGGATTATCAATGTGATTCGAGGTGACGATAATGAGGGTGCAGTCCCTTTGGATTGATATACAGGGCATCTCCGATCCTGTGTTCAACCTTCAAGGGGATTCTTCCGAGCGACCTGTTCGACCGCTACAACTGCGAGGGCGGCTATTGGAAGCTGGAGCTGGACTTGCTCGTAGCCAACGAAATAGCCGATCAACTCAACGAATCGGTGGGCGACAAAAAGAGTTCAAAGCGAAAGAATGCAAAATCAGCCGTCGCTCGAAGGAATCAACGAAGAGAATTATTCACACCCGCCGAAACATCAAAACGACTCACGGCACTTTTGAACAATGAGAGGGGGGTAAGCGATGGTTAGGCAGGGTGGCTCACGTGTCTTCTTTGACGTTGTGGGGCAGATGCAAGCTGCGAAGCTCATCTCCGATGCCGAGGAAATGGCGACGGTTGTTCAAGCGATTATGCTTGACGCATTCGACGGCATCAAAGGGTCGCTCGACGGCATTTTTGATTCGGTCGGTGCGGCCATTGAAGCAGTTCGAGAACCAGCTCTTGCTCTGGGCGAGTCCCAGATTTATTTTCGTAAGTTCTTTGACTTTGATGGTGTCCAGCAATACGAACAATCCATCATTGACCTCGGCGTAGCTTTCGGTTTCACAGGCCAAGAAGCCCTGGATGCTGGCGCACGAATGGCGCAACTCGGCGGTCTGTTCGGCTCTGGTGAGTCGGTGGTCGCTGGAACCGCAGTCGGTACGGCCTTCGGTATGATCGGCGGTATGGAGACAGAGGACGCTCAAAAGCGACTCATTTCACTTGCTCAACAAACCGGTTTCATCTATGAGGGCATGGGGCAGAAGGCGTTCTTTGCCGCCGACGCTGAAACCCAACGTCAAGTCGTTCTTCGCAACTCCCTTTATGTCCTCGACCAACTGAACACCGTCGAGAATAACTCGGTTGCGACCATGCAACAACTCTCAACCGTGATGGATCAATTCTCTGCCTCGGCTTCAATCACCAACATGGGTATCGCTGAACAGGCCGCACTATCGGCCACCCTGGTTGAGTCTGGTGAATCTGCATCAAAGGCTGGTCGTTCTCTGCGAATGATGCTCCTTCGAGTCGCCAGCGATACGGGCGGTGCGGCAACGGCTCTCCATGAGTTCGGTGTGGCTACACAGGACATCAACGGCGACATGGTGGGCTTGACTCGCATCATGCAACAACTCAAGGAGAACGGGTTCGACCAGCTCGATTCAGCCCAACAGATGCAACTTGCTACGTCTGTTGCTGGTGCGGATCACGCCACCCGTTTCATCAAATTGATGGAGAACTTCGACCGTGTGACAACGCTCACCGCACAGGCCGTTAATCGTGAATCATCAGCCGTTGATGAATTGAACAAGGTGCTGAACTCCGCCACTTTCCAGGCTAACCAGATGGATGCGGCACAGGAAACCCTGTCGGCCACTATCGGGCAAGAACTCCTTCCCGCCATGACCGATGCTCAACGCGCATCATTCATAGCGAAAAATACACTTCTTGACTTCTTGACTGTCGATCAAGAAGCAAGTGGACTTAGAGGCGAACTTGACGGCATCGTGGCTTCTCTTAGCCAGGGCGCAGCAAGAGGTATTCTCGTAGCACAATCAATGTACGAACTCGGAGGCGGTGCGTTTGAGGCATTCCTCAATGTTCAATCCCTTCTGATCTCCATTCGTGTATATCGAGCCGTGATGAGGCAGAACGTCGAGCTTCAAAACCTCATAACTCACGGTGTCACAGGCCAAGTGGCCGCAACAAAGAACCTCTTGATGCTTCAAAACACCAGCATTTCAACGGATGGTAAAGTTCTGTTTATGAAGTCCCTCCAAAAGAACCTCGACGCTGAAGCGTTGCTGCTTAAAGACCATGAAATTAGGCTAATGACAAAGAAGCAACGAGTTCAAGCTGCTGAACTCGCAGCAAGCCAAGACGCTTTGAAATTGTCCCAACAAGAGGTGAACAACGAAACCACCAGAATGCGAGCAAAGGCTATGGCCTTGAGCATGACAAAGACGGAGGTTGATATGGCGAGAGTCGCCGCCGAAGCCAACCTCGCTACGGCAATCAAAGAGCAAGAATCTATTCGAGCAATCATCCTTCTCAAAGGCGAAGAAACCATGATTGATGGTGTCACGGCGGCAGAAGCTATGGCGGCTTCCGAAGTCAAGGTTGCTGGACTCCAAGAGCAATACACGGCTCTCACAAATGTTCAATTCGCCCAACGTGAACTCGCCAATACCGAGAGTCGAGAAGTCGGCATTCTCAATCAAGAAACACAGGCTCGAATCCGAGCCATTAACGAAAAGCGTCGTGAGTTCATCGAAACAATCAACCTGCTTCGAGCAACGGGGCATTTAGGCGCAGCCGAACACAAAAGCATGATGGCGACGATAAATAGCGTCAAGGCCGACAAACTGAAAGTGGTTGAACTGAACAGAGTTCAATTGGCTTTGGCGAAAGTGATTGGCCCAACAAATGCCGCCGCTATGACAATGCAGCGACTTCAAGCTGCCTCTGGTTTGGCGAGCATGGCTCTCATGTTCTTGGGCGATAGCGAAGACCATATGCAAGCCTCTATGCTTCTTATGGCTGCTTCAATCGTTCCAAGCATTATAGGAATGAAGGGGCTTGGTGCGGCTACGGACAAAGCAACGGCAAGCCAAATCGCATTCCAAGCGGTGACAACCGGAGGTCTTGCTTTGGTTGCTATCGGTGCGTCGTTGCTTATCGCCAGAAAAGTGTTTAAGAACCACACCGATGAAATGCAAGACTCAACATCAAGCCTCGTTGATGGTTTCGAGGACATTCAAGTGGCCGCATCCGACTTCGCCTTCGAGCTGGACAAGCCTGGTGGTGCTGCTGACTTGATGATGGACTTTGGCCGTACCACCGAGGAAGGAATGAACAGGGCTGAAAAGTCCGTCAAGGACTTTATGAGCGCACGTGAAGAATTGTTCTTCGGGTTCTCGGCAAGTCGAATGAACCAGACTCTCTTCGAGCAATTGGTGAATCAAGGAGTCGGTGAACTCTATTATCGAACCGAGGTCAATATCAACAACAATTTCTTCGGCTTGACCGTTGATGAAATGGTGACGCAGATCACCGCACAGGTGACGGAGAACGTATCGTCAATATCGGGGTCTTGACATGAATGACATATCCCGCCGATTCACCGCCTGGCTTTCTGGGTATTATGAGGACTTTCAATCAATGAGGGTCATGGGCGAAGGCGAGGACTATTCGGATGCCTCCTTCTTCACCAACCTTCGAGACTCCCACGCTGGAAACACAATGGCCGTCCAAGCCTACAACAATTCTCGATTCACGTTTGACTACCTCACCAGGTCTTTCACGATAAAGAACCCTTTAGCTCTCATCGGATCAGCCGCATCCTCCGAAGCCGCATCCCTTCACAATGAGGGGCCGAGCCAATGGCTCACCCGTGACCCAAACCGCATAGGCGATTCATTCTGGGAAGGTCGAGCCAGCCTCACATATCCCGATACCATCGGTGACGCAGCTTCACTTCGCACGACGAACTATCCCCGTCGAGCCGACTATTCTCGCTTCGCATCGGGTTGGGGAACGCACAACAGTTATTGGACTCGCCACGGCGACTCCGACGCAACCTACGGTCGAGCAGGGTTCGTCGTTAATCCCTTCAACGGTTATCCCTTCGGTTCTGCAAGCACCAGAGGGTACGGCAAGTTCTATCACGGTGATGCCGAGTCTGGTGTTCCTGTTGCCGACAATTATCGCAACCACAAGGTTATGATGAACTCAAGTCTCTGCGGTGTGTATCTGGGCGAAGCTGGTGAATGGGCGACGACGACAGGAGGTATTGAGCTTCCTTACGCATACCTTCACCCCATCAAGTCGCCATCGGGCAAGCCGTTCTTCCGTCATACCATGTCTCGACGCTACGCTGATTGGTTGGATATTAGCAGCGTCACCGATGTCGGGGGCAAGAAGCGGTACAACGTCAATCACAACGAGTTCGATAACACAGGCGCACTTCCTACTATTTTTGGTACGAGCGACCAATGGTTTGTTTTCAATTCCTCTGTCCTTGACCCCTTCGTAGCCACAGGCCAAACCTATTCGGCAGGGGCAACGAGCATAACGCTACCAGCCAGCGTGAGTCCTGTTGTTGATAACGTGCTTGACCCGACCAATGACCGCCACCTGCCCGATAAAAACGGCGCATCCCCCACGCAGTTCTTGTACCTCGACGGGACTCAATACGAGTTCACCTCGTTTAGCGTAGCTGCTGGTGCAATCACCTTTAACGGCATCACACCGGCTTTGACGACGACCTACATTCAGCCAAGCGTTTCTTATCTGGTTTGGGAGGATCAGGCGGCTGGTGATTCGACCATGTTCGTGTATAACCTCACGGCTGCTGGAACACCAAACCCCGAAGACATTATTCAAAAAGCGGTGGACACCGACGATAACTTGGGGCGTTCTCTTGTTTGTTTCAAAGACGCAGGGAACAATGTCACCACCACCGATGCTCGCATAACAAATACGAACTTCACCGTCAATTCGTTCACCTCGAAAGGCTACACGTATTATCGAACACTTCTCAACCTCGCAGAAAATGATAGCGGCTTCTCTGCTGATCCAGACAACAACATAGCCAGCGACCCGTTCTTCAAATTGGGGAACACCTATGGTCGCCTCGAAGTGAACGACTACATCACCGAAAGGGACACCGCTATGCCCGAAAAAATCACGGCGATTGCAGACGG